TGAACTTTAGCGTATCCCAATTACCAAATGAATTACGATATAATGTACCGACCGGGTACAACCACGTATTCCGAATTAACAATAACGAAAAGTTTAGAATTAACGAAACGGGTGATTTCAATGTGAGTGGTAATGTATATGTTGGTCAAAATGATAGTGGACTTGGACCTAAATCAATCCTTTTTGGTGGTACAATCGGGGATAATGGCTATGCAAACACCGTGATTGAAAATAGAGTGTTCGATCAGGCAAATACAGCATCCGAGCTTTTGTTATTCAAGGGGAATGACACAAATGATCGCATCCGTCTTCGTGCGGGTGAAATCGTCATAGACACGAAGGCAGCTGGAGCTTCGAGAACGGCAAATTCGCCAGTCATGACAATCAAGAATAGTGGATTTGTTGGTTTAGGTACCACAACTCCCACTGAACAAATGCACATGACCGGTTCATTACGCATCGGTGATACTCGCATGCGCTACACATCAGGCGATGGCTTAGTATTTGATAGAGTTGGAGGGACGAATAGATTACTTTCTGATGGATACGTATGTACTGGAACCACGAACAAACTCTTAACCACGGGTTTGACTGCGACATCAGCGACTATCAACGGTGATAGCGTCTTGACTGGAAACGTTGGTATAGGAACAAATACAACATTTCCCAATACAACCCTGCACGTGAATGGCAACATGCGCGTCGAAGGTAATATTCGTCAGAGACCGTTCGTCGTGTCTATTGGTGAAGGTGCTGGTGAAACTGATCAATCGGCGTATGGTGTTGCAGTCGGTTACAGAACGGGGCGATTTGGTCAAAATAATACAGCTGTCGCACTCGGTACAAATGCCGGTTACCAAGGACAAAAGGAAGCGGCGTTGGCCGTTGGTTACCTTTCGGGTGAAATTAATCAAGGTCTCAATGCCGTGGCGATTGGTTTTAAGGCTGGTCAAACAAATCAACACAATGATACCATTGTTATTAACGCCAGAACGACACCACTCAATACAACTCGCGCGAATGCGACATTTATTCGACCTATACGCGCGGCAACGGCCGGATCCAATATCATCGCGTACACACCTGAAGGTGAACTCATCGACGTGACGACTATGAATTTCAATAGTGGTGGTAACTTATCAACACCCGGCGCGATCACAGCCGCCGCGTATTATGGGGATGCGGGTTTCTTGTCGAACATTGGTGGTAATTTTACAAATAGTATTTTATTCTCAAACACCGTGACAGGTTTCGCATCTGTGACCTCTAAATATGGTATTTCAAATACAGCACCCATACACACGCTCGACGTGGGTGCAAATGTCGTGATACAAGATACCGGCTCGAATGTACTCACAGTTCGTGGAAACGTTGTCGCGAGCAAAATCACACTTGGAACTGTATCCATTACTCCAGCACACACACTTCAACAAGTCACAACAGTAGGAAATACAGCATCAACGACCGTGCAACTTACAAATGTAACAAATTCTCTCGTCACGAGTGGACGCGTTGGTATCAAGACATCGTCACCCACATTTGATCTCGAAGTTATTGGAACCGCGGCAAAAACTGGTGGTGGGAGTTGGTCGTCGACGTCAGACCGACGTCTCAAAGAAAATATCATTGATGCCGACCTCGATACATGTTATGACATCATACAGACCATACCACTCCGACGTTTCACGTGGAAGGAAGGTATCGATCAATTTAGCGAGCACCAAAAAGATAAAAACGTACTCGGATGGATTGCTCAGGAAGTCGAAGAAGTCATGCCTAAATCAATCGAGATTATTGATGAGAAATACGGTATCCAAGACCTTAAATTCTTAAACCCAGATCAAATATACGCGACAATGTATGGTGCACTTCAGAAAGCTATACAGAAGATAGAGCATCTAGAGTCGGAGCTTAAAAAAATAAAATGCTAATATAATATAAAATGTCTGGTGGAATTGCTCAGCTCGTGGCTGTGGGTGCCCAAGATGCGCATCTTGTTGGCCAACCCGAAGTGTCCTTCTTCCGCTCTACCTACCGTCGTCACACGAATTTCTCTCAAACGACTGAACGTCAAGTCATCCAGGGTAATGTGTCCAACAACGGTATGTCTACCGTTCGATTTGAACGCAAGGGCGATCTCCTCAACTACGTGTACTTCATGCCGATCAAGGGTGATGGCACGCAAGCGAATACGGTCGCTGATTGGACCACCGCTATTTCCAAGGTTGAACTCTTGATCGGTGGTCAAGTGATCGATGAACAAGATTCGACGTTTACGACGCACATCGCGCCGGAACTTCTCGCGACGAACCAATCCAAGTCGGTTGCCGGTGGCTTGTACAGAGGTGGTGCGAACGAACAATTCTACCCGCTTCGCTTCTTCTTCTGTGAAAACTGGCAATCTGCACTCCCGTTGATCTCTCTTCAATATCACGATGTTGAATTGCGAATCACGTGGGGTCCGAGCGCTGCGATCCACAAGTGGGAGTGCTACACGAACTATGTGTACTTGGATACCGATGAACGCGCCGTCTTCGCATCGAAGCCGCAAAACCTCTTGATTACACAAGTGCAAAACGCGGTCGCCTCCCAGGGCAAGATCCAAGAACTCAACTTTAATCACCCGATCAAGTTCCTCGCGAGTAACGCGCAATCCGGTGGGTTGATGACGGCGACGAACAAGATTAAGTTGCAAATCAACGGGACTGACGTGACCGATTTCAAGTTTGCGACCCCGAACTTCTCGGCGGTGTCTTCCTATTACCACGTGCCCTATTCGACGGGTAACAAGACGTCGTCTCTTTTCATTTACCCTTTCTGCCTCGAAACGTCCAAGCTTCAACCCACAGGTTCGCTCAACTTCTCGCGCCTTGACTCGGCGAGAATCGTCAGCACGGAGAATAACTCCTTAGATAAGATCTATGCGGTCAACTACAACGTGCTCCGCATTGAAAATGGCATGGGTGGTCTCATGTACTCGAATTAAATCACAGGTATTAGTATACTATGTTTTGGACTGTTATAGTCTTATTAGCCATCGTTTTTGTGCTCACTTACGATCCAAAATCCAGGACATTGGAAAAATTTGTGGATGCTAAGCAAGCACCAACGACAGTAGAGACCGGTAAGCACTGTGAAGATGCACATTACAACGCCGTGCAATTTGGACAGGCTGCATACGAGTGTAGTCCTTCGAATCGTGTGCAAATGGGTGCAATTATAGGTGCTTAAAAAACTACAACGTTAGTGTACTATATCAATGTTTTCATACGATCGTGAAACCATGCTACTCGTTGCGGTCGTCGTGTGTGTCTTAGGTAGTCTGTACCTGTACAGAGAAGTCAAGAGTGCGAAACAAGAAATCACGGATGTGAAGGTTCAATCGAGTCAGATGGCACAATACATTAACGGTTTATCGTTTTACGAAGAAGAGGAAGAAAAGGAAGAAGACGAAGAGGAAGTCAAGGAAAATTCGAACGCATCGGGCGATTTGTCGGCGAAATAAACATATCCATAGATTGTAACTTGCTAATGAGCAATGAAAAAATACAAAGCGATTGCAATTCCAGTGACGTTTGCTGAAGGAAAACCAAGGTTTTTAACAGTGAGAGATCGTCGATTTAAAGAATGGATATTTGTCACAGGCGGGTGTCGACGTCGTGAAATATTCAACCCCCTTAGATGCGCTCTTCGAGAACTCGAAGAAGAAACGAGAGGGGTCGTAGCACTTAAAAAGGGTGAATATACGGAGTTTAAATTTATAGTTAAAGAAAATCCAATGACGGAACTTATATATCATGTATACGTGATTTTCGTTGATTATAAACGAAATGATCAATATGCACTCATAAAGAGATTTTATGAAGAAAAAGTAAAGACACAGATAAAAAAACAAAACAAACAACCCATAAAAAAGACGTATGATGAGAACGACTACATGAGCTTTGATACGCTCGAGGAGTTTAACACTCGTAAACGATGGAGTCGAATCATTGATAACGTGATAAAGAATCCAGAGTTTTATGCATGCGTGTCAGGATTGAATAGAAAAACATTCTCTATTAAGTAGTGATGAAGTCAAAAGCATATATTCTCAGGCAAATTAAAGATTTACTCATTGATAACAGAGCGTACACCATCGAAGAGGCGGATGAAAAGATTGAAGAGATTAAAGATTTATCGGTGTGTGATCTTCTCGAGATGAAACAGGATCTCGCGTCGAGTGTCGAATTGCAAGACCTGTCATTTGTCACGTCTGTGAGTAGGTATTAAAAAATAAACGCGTATACAATGTAAGTATGTTTAAACGATGGTGTTCCCAACAGGGTTTCGCTCACGGAAACAAGTTATCACATGTGCTCATGGACGGTGGGGTCCTCTCCGTGCCATTTGATAAATTGGGTGAGTTTTACACGAAATATATAGAATGTGTTCGACAGGGTGAACACGTATTTGTTGTTGAACAAAAAACACCGACATATAACTTTTTCGTAGACATAGATTACAAAAACACGGACGCACTCAGCGTCGAAGACATTCAAGACATTTGTAAAGTGATATGTGATAAGGTGAAGCGTCATGGTGGGAAAGAATGTCTCATTTCAGTGTCACCACCTAAAAAGGCGGGGAGTCTCGTGAAGACTGGTGTACATTTGAACTGGCCCGGATTCGTTGTAAATCAGGCGTCGGCAGTTGCACTTCGAGAACACATTCTCGTCGCTTTGTATGCCGCGAAGAAGTCGATCGATTGGAATGAAATCATAGATTCGTCCGTCTACGGTGATTTACAACGTCGATCCAAAGGGAGTGGATTTAGAATGCCGTGGTCGCATAAGAAGGGAAAACATGACGCGTGTGGCGGAAAAGGGTGTGATGCGTGTCACAATAGTGGAAAAGTGACACAAGTCGCATACTTACCTGTATTTGTCTATAAAACTGGTCCACTGAGTACACTTTTGAGAATAGATCAAGCACCGGACAAAGATATATTAACCATGGCGACGGTTCGAACGGAAAATCAAGAATTTGTTCACGTTGAGAGTCCGTCGCGATCGATCAAGGAAGGTACATTTACAGATGTACAAACGAAAGATGAACTCGACGATGAAGAGGTTAAGATGCTCACGGAGGATTTTATACGAACACACCTCGAAGGACAAGGTGATGCTCGAATCACAAAACTCTTCAAATTTAAAAATCAATATCTCGCATCGACGACATCAAAGTATTGTGAGAATTTAAAAAGATCACACGGTTCCAATCACGTATGGTTCTATATAAGTGGTGATAAGATTGCACAGAAATGTTTTTGTAGATGTGAAACAATCAGAGATAGACGCGATGGGTTTTGTAAAGATTTCTGTGGACGTAGACACACACTCACACCTCAGATTGTCGAGCGTCTGTATCCAGAAAAGGAAACATTGAAACAGTGTCCACCTGTGAAAATGGGGAGTACACGAGAAAAATCTGAGATTGATTACAAAGACGCCAAGGTACACGTAGAAAAGTATATACAAGTGTGTATACCGAAACGTGAAAATATTACAGTGATTAAGATTTCTAAAGAAGGTCAAAAATACATAGTGTCAACGACTTCAAATTACTGTGAAATAGCAAAATCCGATCACGACAAATACACATCGTTTAGGATTGAAAAGGGTAAAATATTTCAAGACTGTCAGGTGTGTCGAAAGAAGGGACGTGTCTATGCTCTAAACACAAAGTCTTCAAATGTATTATATCCCAATAAAAAATAGATTGTAATTACAGATATGGCATTCATACTACTTGGTATTGGTATAGTCCTCGCATCTAAGCTTGCTTTTAAAGAAGAGCCAGAGGAAGATCCATTCATGGATCTTAAACGCGAGGCTCACCGCTATTCGGGTATAAATCCCAGTGTTTTCATGGAATTTATATCCAAATTCAATTTAGCGCAGCGATACATGTATAGTGATGTACACACAGCACAGAAATATATGCTTGAATCACTCGATCGTCTCGAAGACGTTGCTTTATACGCTGAATCCGGTGATTATGATATACAGGAACCTATTCACGAACTTTCGATGAAAATTGGATATATATTCGAGAATCGACTCATGACTATTGCAGTCAATAAAGGTGTTGTTCTTTATCCAAAATACTTAAACAATAGAATCAATTAAAACATAAATGCCCACCACTACTCGTTCAGGACGTCGCGTGAAGAAACCGGAATTGTTTACACCGACCGAAGACGTCGTCATCGATGATTACAATGACGACGAACATGATTCCGATTTTGGAAGTGACATAGACACGGATGATGAATATTCATCCGAAGACGAATCTGAATGCGACGACGACGATGACATGGATGAAAATGGTAATTTGAAAGATTTTGTTGTTGATGAATCCGAGTCAGATGAGGAAATTTAGCTTAAAAAAAAGATGGTTTGTATAACAAATGGAGACGGACATAGGAAATCCCATTGATTATAAGTCTGAAATCGAATCGTTAAATAAAGACTATGACGACAGAGACGATTTCTATGATCAACAATCGTACGCGCAACAGCACCAACCCCCACCTCCACCACCTCCACCCATGTTTCCTAGTATGCATCAACAGTGGCAACCGGTCGATGCAAACAAACCAGATTTGTTTTCATCCATCGATAAGACAGCCTATATTATTATTTTTGTAGCCTTTATTTTAGGCTTTTTTATGGGTAAAACCATGCAACCAGTCATCCTCAGACCATCCTGAGGATGAGAATGGTTCAAAATCACCAATATCACCAGTCGCCGGTTCCGTGAAATATGCACGACTCACGACGAGTGGATCCTTGAGTAATTCCAAGCCTAATTCATAAGCAGTATCACTTTTGTTTTTTCTCTTCTTGTATAAGGAAAAAAACAAAATAAATAGCGCCGCGACGATAGTTAATGTTATTATATTAAGAATGACGCTGAGCATATTATCATATACTCATACTTTTTTTTACGCAGACGTCACCTCTTCACCTGATTCTTCATCCTTGTCTTCAATGACGGCATCCGTCGATGACTGGGCGTCAGCCTCGGCCTCGGCTTGGGCCTCGGCTTCACGGCGCTTTCGTCGCTCTTCGATTTCAGCCGCAACGATCGCATCTGCTTCCTTGACCAATTCCTCCATCGGAGCGTCCGGCTTTTCCTTTTGGAGTCGTTCCAATACTTCAGCGGGGTGACTTACCGGTGCCTCATCCGGTCTCGTATAAAACTTGGAGTTTTCATCACCGGGCTTGATGTATGTACCGTCGGGTCGGACATTCATCATATCCTTCTTACGTTCTTCAAACATTCGTGCGGCTTGGATTTGGTTTTCCTTGTATCCTTGCATGATTTCTTCGAGTTTTTCATTTTGGTAATGCACATCGTCGATCGCTTCTCTATCCGGGGGGATGAGTAGCCACTTGTACATGTCGACCACGTAAATGTCAAACGTCGGGTCTTCCTTTTGCAAGCGCTTTGCATGGTTAGATGCCTCCTCACGGCTCGCGAATGCACCACGGATTTTGACACCAAACTTATCATTCTTTTGAGGACATTCGGGTCCAACCACAGACAAGCATGCAAAGAGTTGACCCGGGACAGTCGTGTAATCTTGTTCAAGAGAAGCCATTATAATCTTGATACGGTAATAAACTTTAAGCCTTTTGAGTGACTAAGTCGTTTAAAAGACTGAAAACAATATAGATACATGGAAGACCTTCGAAGAACACACAACGACGCGAAACGTGATTTGATCCAGTCAGTCACGAGAGAAGGATATCACGTCCTCGATGTGGGGTGTGGATTTGGTGGTGATCTTCAAAAATGGAGAGCGTGTGGAGCGAACATAAATATGTGCGACCCGGAACCATCCGCACTCGAGGAGGCAAAGACGCGTGCGAAAAATATGAAAATGCGTGTTAATTTTTATAGTGGTGACATTACGAATTGCCCCCACCGGTGTTTTGATATCATAGCATACAACTTTTCACTGCATTATATATTTCAAACCCGTGATCTATTTTTTGATTCATTACGAGAAATTAAGAGACGCATGAAACCCGGTGGGAGACTCATAGGTATCATACCCGATTCGGAAAAGATTATATTCAATACACCATTCACAGATTCCATGGGTAACTTTTTCAAGACAAAGTATCCACCAAACGGCACGTTCGGTGAAAAACTATTCGTACACTTGACGGATACACCAT